GCAAATGTGAAAGTCGTGCTGTCTTTTGGAAATACGCTGTATGTTCCGTTGAATGCACTGCTGTTACTTATTATTACTGTATTATCTACATCAAACCCATGATTAGCAGATTCTAGCAAAAAACCATTATCTGTAGAGTTTGAACTTGTTGTAGCTACTGCGTAATAAAGATTCTTATTAACCTCATCTGCCAATAAGCTGCCAGATTTATTTATGTAAAATATTGTGCTGGACTCAACCTCAACCTGATATTCTCCATCAAAGTTATTGGTGCCTGATATATAGATGCGCTGCTTATCTGACAAGCCGTGAGTTCCAGAAGGCACGTTACATTTTGCTTTTTCGCCATCGTGCTCAGTAATGTTTATTAACAGCTGCGTTACTGAAATACCAGATATGTTTAAGACTCTGTCGGATCTTGTGGCTAGCCAACATAAATTTCCACCTGCCTCTGCAAGCACTGGATCATCGCGATCTGTGACAAGCACATCTGATGAAACGTATGCACCCTTAGTATATACAGCCTGAGATAACTCAGTTAGCCCATAGTATGCTTCACTTAACTTAACACATACTGCTAATTCTGCAGTAATTGGGCTGCCTGCGGTAGGCGGTGCTGCGTCATAAAATTCTTCTACTCTTAAGTATTTTCCGTCTGGATCTCCGGCCTTCTTTATCCAGTCACCTTTGGTTAAATTCTCAAATGAGCCAGATTGACCCTCTATGAAGTTTAATGAATTAAACCACTCAACGGGCACAGATCCGCTATTTATTGGCTTATTGCGCTCTTGCACAATAAACATCACCTGACCATCGCCTAGAACTCTTACGCCTTCGCCTGTCTGATAGCTCTGACCGCGAACTATGACTTCTCTTTTATCGGTCATAGACTGCATCACTAAATCTTCAGTCCATGTTAGCTGGCCTGGTACTACATCTGAGTTTTCCCAAGTGCCTTTTGATTTTATAGATGTCGCTAGAGCGTCTTTAAAAATATTTATTAGACTAAATGTAGAAGTATCTTCATACCAGTAAGTAGAGCCGCCAAGCTCTAGAAGCCTGGTCATAACCACATCCATCCATTCTTTTAATGAGTTGATGTTTTTATCGCCGCCTCTAAAAGAGTTAGGAGATATCCTTGAGTCCATCAGTGTATTTGGCTCAGATCTCGCGAACGAAGAAAGTGGCTGCTCTCTGAAGCTATATTTAGACAAAGGATTAGGAGACAGGCCTCCGCTGCCAAGTCTAAACATCATATCTCTGCAATCTTCGATTGATTCTATGAAATTAGCGCCAACTTTAACTTTACAAACAGGTATGGTATTTTCTGGAAATGCAGAGACTGATATATTGACATCAACAGTTAAAACCGACTCAGTGTTTACGTCCTGAGTAAATTCTCCGCCTACGCCACCCTCTTTATCTGGATCCCAGAATGCACGAGTATCTTTTGCCGCCTCAAAGGTAGTAAGCACAAGATAAACATAGTTAGTTGAATTTTTTCTTAACTCTGGTATTAGAGGAGCAGCTTTAGGATTGCCCTCTTCTAGTCCATAAAAGAAAGGTCCGGCTTTTGACTCTGGATAGTAGACTACTGAATCTGCTATATTTATTGTTATATTCTGAGTACCAATAGAGTTTGCAGGATCTACTACTTCAAAGCCTTTAAGTACATAGGGACGATCTGATCCCACAAATGACTTCATTAGATACTTGAAGTCGCCTTGTGTATACGAGTCTATGCTTAAAAAATCTGGCAAGTCTAGTCGCTCTGCCGAACTAACAAGTAGTCTCCCTAATACAGCCATGAAAGTTCCTTATTAACTGCTTTAAATTACTTAAATTATACCAGAATAAACCTTATTCAGGATCTACTTTGCTAGAATAAACATCAACAGTGGAATAATATTGCACAGGATACCTAACTAGGAAGTTTAAAAAAATACCGACTGACTTAACGCGCTCCATTAGCTCTTTTAAAACTTGTCTAGCAGCAGCAGGATCTGTTATGTACGGCGCTATTTCAGACCCAAACCCTTGAAATTTAATAGCACCACGCCGACGTATCATGGCAACTGAAGAGCCGTAGTCATGATCTTTCTTAAAAACATAAGATGGATCTATAGTTATGAGTGATTCGTTTGGCTTAAGAAAGTATCTAACGGGCCCCTCTTGTCTTTCTGTACCAAAGTCAAATATAAGTTGACCTTCTGCATTAGGTATATCGTTAACTTCGACCTCTATATTTTTCTTAGTGGTTCCAGCTTTTATTGGAGTAATAAGGTTAGTCGTTAGCGACGATAGCACAAAATCAGAACTACTGCTCCAGAGATAGGGTCCAGGTCTTCTAGGATCAGATATGGCTGATCTGAGTATTACTAGTCCGCCAATAGCAGAGCTTGCAGGCACCTCTGTGCGCACTGTTCCACCGGTGGAATTTCTAGTTCCAGCCGATCCGCCAAATGAGTATACCTTAAACTGTGTTGAGCTTAAAATCTCAGTTATTTTCCAGGTGCCATTTACACTAGGCCCGGTTCCGGTGCCTAAAATAGCACCATCTACTATTATATAGCTATTTACTTTATAGTTATGAGGCATAGAAGTGGTTATAGTTATGATATTGCTCGCATCTCTGTTCGCAGATACTAGCTGAAATTGATTTAGTGATGCTTCAACTGGCAAGGATGGAGATATGCCCTGCAGAAGGTTTCCAACTCTAGATGAGTAGGTGTATATCGGCATATCGCTAACAAGCCTGCTCTTAAAATTAAAAGTAGTTATATCGCTGTCATTTGGAAAATACGTTTTAATTTCGTTTTCTGGGATAAAGTAGAACTGTGACTCATCTTCAGGAAACGAGTCTGGCGTTGCTATAGTCATGTTGCTTAGATTTCTATTGAAAGATATAGCTGCAGACGTTGCGCCGTTTATATGCGCAGCGCCTTTTCTATTTCGTCTAACTACAGGCGGAGTGGGTGGTATCTCTACCACTATTTCACCAGGAGATACCTGCCAGACAACCGCACGCCTGTCTCTTAAATATACGGTATTTTTAACTAGCGACATGAATTTAACGTCATTTTCACTAGAAACTGAGAATATCTCCGGCACAGCAAAAAGATTTTTGAATGTTATCTTGTTACTCACAACGTCCACGGACTCGATAATGAAAGATCCGGTGTTGCCGACTCTGTCGATTATAACTACATCGCCTGCTGCGACTGTTTCTAGCTTTGGCGATCCGCCTACGCCAGTAAATTCCATAATGACCGTATCACCTATTTTTTCTACTTGCCACTGAGTGCCTGCTCCAAAACCTGCTTCTTTATTGAAACCGTCAAATTGCAGTCCAATGTTTGCCCTTCCGCCGGTTATTGATATAGAGCCTTTAGCGCCTACAGTGTTAGTGAATAAGCGTATGCTTATATTTTTTGTTATGCTATTTTCAAAGGCTATGGCATACGAGTTAGATGACTGTCTGTTTATGGCAGACACTATCTCTAGTGCAGTTGCATTAGCTATATCTGCAAATTCACTCTCATTAAATACTATGCGTTCTCTTGTGTTGGAATCTACAAGGTACTCAAGCTCCCAGTTGTTTTTTAAAGAGAAAGGTTCAAATAGTGTTGTCTCTGCAAAAGATGTAGTTGCATCTTTGAAGAAAAATAGATCTAGTAGATCGTCTAGTACTAGCTTAACCTGCTTTGGATTATAAGCCATCACCGGGATAAACTTTCTAAATGTAGGATCATCCATGCCTATGAATCTGGGGCGCTGCACTAAGTTTGCAGTACCGAGTCTATCTAAGTATGGTCTTTTCGCTGTCTTTATGAAAAACTGCTCTCGTACTGCCTCTATAAGCTGCAAAGATTCGTTGTCTGATTGACCTATAGCTTCTACAAGCGCCTTCCAGGTTGGATTTACACGCGTATTGAATATCGCGGGTAGTTGGTCGTGTAGACTATCTATTTTATCTTTACTTAACGGCATATTTTACCTAAGTTATACTTATATCTGTTGGTTCTATAAAGGCCTTCTCGCCATTACCAATTGGTATTCTTTCACTAGACGGAGATGGCACTATAAATGTCACAGCGGCAACACCTACAATATTCTTAACCTTAACAATTATGTCTGAGATGATCACGTCTTGACCGACACCTAGATCAGATATATAATTTATTATTGCAGAAGATATCTCATCTGATATCTCTGTTAAGTTCACACCGTCTTGAGTTGTAACATCTAATGCCACAGAAACTCTTACTGGTAAAGGTGGCAATATCTCAATTGAGCTACCTATAGCTTTTCGACCAGGAAACGACGTTGTATCTGGTTCGAACCCGTCTATTATTCTTTGAACTTTTCTTAGCAACCCAGTATAGTACTGGTAACCATCTATTCCAGTAGTAAAAGTTTCGCCGTAGCCTATTTTTCCGACTGGACTAATATATGTAGAGTTTGATTGACTCCATTTGTAGCTTCTATCTCCACCAGATATGTAGACTATTCGCCTATTTGTATTTGCACTATCTATAGCAACATGATGTATTTGTCTTATGCATGAAAATTTACTGTTATCGCCCTCAATAATTGTAAATTTAGTGTTAGCAACGGCCATGCTAGCGGTCTGCTCTACTCCTGACCTATTATTAACCCTAATATAGATACGCCCATCTTCGCTGCTAGTGCCTATATCTTTTATTGTAAAGCTACCAGAATTGCTTGGCTTAAACCAGTTAGCGCTGATGCTATCTGATATAAATAGCTTATCTTCTACTCTGGCAGAGTCACCTTCAATAATTCTTATATCAGATACCGTATCTAGGAACACGCCTGCGTTGATGTCACTATCTTGACCTATCTTATGAGAAGGCGACTGTGATGTTGGTCCAAAGTAGCTACCACCAAGCGTAACAACTGTAGCGTCTTTTGATAGCGGAGTGTTCATGGCAATAACTTGTAGTAATGACGTATCGGTATCTGTAAGTTTTTTTACCCAGTCGCCAACAGTTAAGTTAGTGAATGTGCCGGCAATTCCGGTTAATAGATTGCTGTTTGAGGTCCAGACTGGATCTAGGCCATAGCTGTTTAATTCAGCAAATCCATCAAGTACCTCAACTCCGCTAGAGTTCTCGTATACTAGTGAATTTTCATCTACTGCGATTACTCTAAAGCTGCCGCTATTTGACGATCCAAAAGTATTACCGCCGAGCAATAGCAGGTCGTCTACGGCAACTCCGCAGCTTAAAAACCTAGGAGAATCTCCGCTAGTGCAAGATAGTCTAAAAGTATTGTTGTGATTAAGAGACTGTATCTTGTATCTAGACGCCGCTCTTCCAGATTTAATTATTGAACCTACAGAACCGCTGTCTCCAAAAGATATAGTTATGTTTGGTTTACTGCAAGCATATTTAAACTCTGTTCTGCTGATAACATCTGTAACAATCCCAGTATCTGGAGAAGCACTATCAAATATATCAATGTTCGCAAATGAGTCGCCTACATTCAGCCCATGTGGCGTACTTGTTGTCGCAGTCGCAACGCTGCTTGCAACTACTATTTTTCTAATTTTAACACTAGAAGAATGTGCTAGTCGCCACTCTATCATAGGAGTAGACGAGACAAGTAGAGTGTTACTGCCAAGCCTAGTAGACGCCATGCTTAAACCACCTGGGTTTACTACGTCTACATATCTATTTGCAGAGTTAACATTTACAACAGGAAAACCGCCTACTGCATCTGAGCCAACACTTTTGCAAAAATTACTCATGCTCCAGCCAGTATCTGGCGTGCCAGCTAACCTAAACAAGCTAAGAATATTTCCAACCCTAACTTCACCGAAAGATGCAGCCGGTGTCTGGCTTATGCTAAAATGAATGCCAATGCTTGAGGTGGTCAATGCAAACACTAGCTTAGAAACTATCTGATTTGGAGAGTCAGTACCCCATACCGGTACTAGCACTTTATTTGTAGCAGATAGATACGTTGCGCCAGTTGGTGCAGTTAAGTTTCCATTTATTGAAAACCAAACAGCCCACGTGGATCCAGCACTATTTCTAAATGTTACATAATCACCCTGCTGAGGCAGATCAGATAATGTTATGTTAAATTTTAAACGGCTAGAAACAGAGCCAGCAGTCAATATATTGACGTGTACGCTAGTTGTTCCGCCAACAGTACCAGCTGAATTGTGTACGCTAGGATTAACTGATACGGCGCCATTAGCTACATCAGAGAGTACAGCATACGACCCAGAATTGTCGTGTGTCCATCTCCATACAATGCCAGGAACTGGGTAGCTAGCTGGATCTAGTGAGTTTGCATCAGCTATTGTAAATTTCGTAAATTCATTAAAATATGTGCTTTTACTGTTAAACTTATAGTCAAAAATATCATCTGCAAGCTTGTCTACATCTATGGTATCGTCGCTTGTAATTCGACTTAGTCTGTCAACTCCATGATCATTTGCAAGCTGCACATGCTGACCAGGCGATAGAGTGTTTGGTGAAGAAGGTATCTTGACCTGTAGAAAGTTATTCGACCCAGTATTGGCTATAGATGACTCGCCTATTATCTTAAATAGCGCAGAGTTTGCTCGTCCGCCTATTACCTCTATTGCACCATTTGAGCCAAGTAACTCAGATTTTATTTGAATTTTTTTACTGTTTTCAGCGAAAGTCAAATCAGATACTATATCTAGCTGAGATAGTGCCTTATGCTTCATATGGTGTCTGAGATTTTCTAGCGTATTAGGTATTAACTTAAATTTTTCACCCACGCTTCCGTCTGTGTTCTGCACGGTGTCCATCTCATATAGAGCAGAAGCACCAGGTAGCACAAGTGGTTTTTTAAGTTGAAAATTTGGATTAGTGTTTTTAAACTCTAAGACCCAGCTTTTTGAATCCCATAGTGAAATATAAGAGTTCTTGCCACTAGTAGGACTAGGATCATGATCATATGCTGCCGTATTGGCTGCGACCCCAAATATATCTCTTGTTGCTCTGTATACTGAACCTGTATTTTTTTCAACCGCTTCCAGCATGTTGCTAGAGTTTATCTTGTCAACTATACTAGATGTAGAGTTGTCACCTATAGGGTAGACCTGAAGTCTGTTCACAATGTTTAATGTTTCGTATGTATCTAATATGCCGGCAACTAATAGCGCGAATGTAAAACCAGGCGATGCCAGACCGTTTACTCCCTGTAAGGCTGGTCCATTAACTGTATTAGTTACTGTTATCAGGCTTGATGTTCCGCTTAAATTTGTTGCACTAGCAAAAGCTGGATCATTTAATATTGCTGCTGCTGTCGCTGTAGCAACATTAATAGCGCTAGAGCCGGTCAATACGTTGATCTCCCAAGATCTTGTAGTAAGACCTATTGCGGGCTCGATTGTGCCAGCATCGTTATTGTCGTACCAAAATTTTACAGTATCGCCATTTGGCGCACTAAGCGTAAAATATGTGCCATTTAATGAATCGGCGACATCTGCCATACACTGAATAGTATGCGTCGCTGCATTGCCTACAACAGTCGCTAGTCCACTAGGGTTATAGAAGTCTAGTGTTTTTAGCGTGTCATCTTTTGAGATGATACTGAATGTACCGGTATTTTGAGCACTAAAGCCAGAGGTATCAGATATGCTAATTACATTATTGACAGCTGCTTCATTAATATCTGCAGTAGATGGAAACTTTAGTCTGAATACACCGGTACCTAAATCTGTAACAGTAAACTTATCACCAGCAAAAGTATTTAAAGAGACAGCTGACTGGGAGCTAAAAGTATAAGTTACTACAGTGCCATCTGGGGTAGTAGATTCATTTATTGAGCTTTCAGCATTTGCTACCTCTGGATACTCGATCTTAAAGAATAGCTTGTCACCTATGGGACCATAGTCCTTGCATCTAATAACTATTGCTGCGCCGTTGTCAGCATACCAGTTTCTTGCTTTAAACCAAATAAGATAATCGTTAAAATTAGTGCTAGTCTGTGTATCTAGGGTACCCCAGATACTAAGCGATCCGAAGTCTATGCCTGGCTCATTATCTGCATCATTTGCCGAAAATGATAGGTTTGTCGGTGTAAAAGTACCAGTTTGTGACCCTGAGTTTACGCTTCCAGTTCTAGAAAAGATCATGTCTATTGTTTTAGACGCAGAGTCTTTGTCCATCACAACTACCATGTTATCTTCGTGCGATAGCTCGATATTCTTTAGTATCCCGTACTCGTCGCCGGCGCGATAATCAAACACTGTTCTTGGCAGCATATGTCGTGTGCCGATATTATTAGAATCTATTATATCGCGAATATCTTTTATTTGGCCCTTGTTTGCACCAGAGACTATGTTAATAGAATCACTGTAATCAACTTGCGATTCTAGATTTAACGTAGCAGTGTCAGTTAGTATCTCTGAGTAGGTAGAGCTTTCGTCTATGTCTGGCTCAGCACTAGATGTCAGTGTTCCTTTTATCTCGCTGAGTACGTGTCTATCTAGCCAAACATTTTCTGATCTAGGCTGAGTTCTCTTTAGTATAGTAACAAAATCATTTTTAGGCACTACGCTTGCGGTAAGCGGCTGATTGTTGCTTTTTTGAGATGCGCCTGTCTTGAATACTTGTGAGGCTGCACCAACAGAAATAGGTATAGCTATTGATCCGTTGTCCTCTGTGGTTGACGATACTTTTATATAGCTGGTTTTGAATATTTTTGCATCTATGTTTTTTATGTTTTCATTTATTGAGATGACTACATCTTTTATGTTAGCTGCGGCAGGCGTTGCGAGTGAAGATCCTCGCCATAGTTGTGGATATACATCTGAGAAGAATGCTTGCAGGTCAATCGGGTCTATTATCTCTTTAGTGCCCGCAACTATATTTGCATTAGCTACTTCTACATACGTATCTAGACCATCGTTTACATGGTCACCTTTTGCAATTATCTTAAATAGTCCACATGACTTTTCATCAAACCATGATCCAGATCTGCTGGCGATATAGAGGTAGTCTCCTGCTACAACATTCTGAAAGCAAAAAGGCGTACTTGACATTACACGCATTATGCTATTGCCCTGATCTGATATAGTTATGGTAGATCCGATTGGAGCATTTATAAGTCTAGGCAAAACTCTGTTGCCATCAACTACGAATACAATTTCTGAACTTCTGCCATTAGCATCTGTTGCAAAATTAAAATTACCACCAGAAGCAGCCGATGACACTATGAATCCTCGTGTGTCGCTTGAGCCTGCCGCTATTGTATCTCCAGGCTGTATTTTTGTTTTTATCTGCAGATTTCCGTTCTGTCTATTTAGCACAAAATCTGAATTCTGTCCAGCAGCATAAGTAGGTTGACCACCGAACATCTTAGATAAGTAGCTTCCGCCTGTTAAACTTAGTGTAGAATCTGCACCTTCTCTATTTGAAGTTATTATCAGTCTTCCGCTAGATGTGGCACTGGCAGTAATACCTGCGTATTTTTTGTTTATCGCGTTTACCCAATCTTGCAAACTTACCGCACTATAACTAGATGCGGCAAAGTCATCAGACAAGCTAAATGATCTGTCTTGATCTGGTGTCTGGTCTACTGAAAGCACCAGTGTTCCGCCGTCGCTTATGTTCCATGTTGAAAACGGATTAGAAACAAGAGACGCTGGTTTTTCTATTTCTTTTAGTATCTCGTTGTTCTTGTATAACTTTATGTAGGAGAATTCATCTGTTGGAAACCTAAACGCAGCATTGGCATCAAGCGCTGCGCCATCTCCTGATACTTGAATAGTTTCTGATAAATGCGAAACCGGATACAGAAGTAGCCTAGTTGAATTTTCAGTTAATCTGCACTTAAAGGTTTCTGACTTACTATTTATAACAGTTACTACTTCGTTTATTGCAGCAGAAGACATATTTTTAAAGTCACGACTATAGAATACCACAGACTCTTCTATTCCGTCTACCTTCACCTTAAGCTCCATTCCATCAAGTAAAAGATATGGCGCATCTGAGTTGTTAACAGATTGTGGTCTAGGTACAGGATAGTTTGCTAGCTGCAAAAACTCTTCGTTGCCGCTGGCTGATGATATAAGCAGGTCCACAGATTGACCTGCATAGCTTGGCTGAAAACCCTGGCCATCGTCTATATATACGATACTAGGGTCACCGATAAAGGCTGGCTCAGTTATAGTCGCAGATTCAACCTGCTTGCCATCAGTCTCGTCTGATACACCGTATATAGCAGATAAAACTGATTGCTTTGTACCTCTAGCTAAAGAGTTAGAATATGCTTTTATGCGATCTCTGAAAGCCTCGTCGGATTCCACATCTTTTCCGCTTATGAAAGCATTAGTGTTAGTGATCGCAGCACCCGCAAAAGGCGGATTTGCGAATTTAGTTATCGTGTTTATGCCGGCATTTCCGATTGATCCTGCCTCTATTGCAATAACGGGAACACCTTCTATCAGGTCTTCACCAGCAGCAATAACAGCGTCTCTTAGTGTCACATACTCTATTTCTGGACTTATGTTGTTTGCTGGTATGCGAACCGGTGTACCAGCAAGTATCTGACGATCAGTAGTTCCTTGTCCGTCAATCACTGTTTCTGATAAAAGATGATCTTTTTGAAGCGATACGGATAAATTTATAGTAAAAAAGGTGCCGTTATCTATTATTGATGTGTACGGAAGTGGGCCTTCAAAATTTTGAGTGCCGCGACCAAGGTAGACGTTGCCTGTCTGATTCCAGCCTGCTGCGTTATTGACATAGAGTACCGAAGTGCCCTTTATAGGCGATGGCTTTACAGAGTATAAAGAAGTGCTTCTTTTTGTAATGCTAGTATCTGATATGGCTACAAAGCCAGATGCTTTTACTGCGACGTTTCTAGTTAATCCATAATTTGAAGCATAAGCGTCAAGATCGTTGTTTTTTACAACATCGATGTTCATTAACTCTAGAACGTTAAGTATAGCTACATTATTTTCAAAGTCATTTGAGGCAGCTGCCTCTAATAGGGTCAATAAAACTGAGCCAACGTTAACATCATTTGCGGGCGTATCGGCAACTATCTTGCGAATCATTGCACCTAAAATTTCGTTGTAACTTTTAATGTCTACGTTTGCCATGGGTGTCCTTATATATTTACATTAAAACTTATAGGGATGCTCTGCTGTGTTCCCGCCAGTTTAACTATAAGTGTTATACTGAAAGCAGTCAATTGTTTTGAGTCTAGTTCAGTTAGATAGGATACATCTAGCGTCTCTATGCCTGAAAATCTTAAGTCTGCTCTAATTGAGTCAGTTATAGAGCTAACACTGTGTGCCTGCGTAATTCGCCTCTTTCAACTGACATCTTCATTTTAACTGCCTGTATAGAATTTTCTATGCCGTATACTAGCTGAAGATCGCTATTTGAGTTGAATATTAGGTCGCCACTATCATTTATACTTAGGTCAATTTTTTGACGTTTTTCAGTTTCTGAACTTGACTTTAAGAACCACGGAGTTTCATTTTTTATGTCATCTGGCAGTGCTTCCGTTGATGGCACAAGAATAAACACTGAGCTATTTGCTGTGCTTGGTTTGTATACCCTTATATTGGCACCCTCTGAAGTCCTATATCTTTCTAGATCTCTGCTACCATCTAGCTCTATAACTATATCATCAGATACTGGTATCTGTCTAAAGTTTATTATAGTACGCTGTTCTGGAAAAGTCTGCGTGGCTGACTGCAACGTTATAGATTGACCTGTATAAAATTTATTTATTATAGGTACGCCAGCGATTGATCCAGCTATGTTTATCTGGTTTCCGCTGCCGTTAGCTATGAGCATTATTTTTTGACCAACCTCGTCTATATATGGCGGTTTTAAGCCATTAGCTATAGCTATATCTATCCATCTGTCTGGAGATCCCATGGTTCTTCTGGCGAACGACTGAAGATCTTCTCCGTAGTTTATCTTTGAAAGTGTGCCAGATGCATATGTAGCAATATCTATCTCGGGATTGTTGGCATTGAATTTAGCAAGCGCAAAAGGATCAACTGTTGCATTTTCTAGTGAAAAATAATTAGCCAATATATAGTCAACCAAACCTATGGCTTGCATTAGATAATACATATTATTTATGTCTTTATTTCTAACATTAACCCTAGACGCCTGAGAGCTGCGATTAAAAACGCGATTATAGTCTGTATCTGATAGGCTAACTCTATCAGCTATAGCATCTCGCTCTGACTGAAGATCTTGTCTTATATCTAAGAAGTCTTTTCTCGTAAAATTCTGAACATGATCTACTTTGTTTTGAATTATGACAGTTTCTTCAAAGGTTGTATTTATAGAGTCTATTCTTGTATTGTCAAATATTGTATAAAACTTGTAAATTATGTTCTTATTGTCGAACGGATTCTTGTTGTTTTTGGAGTTTCTTTGAGAATCTACAAATTCTGTAAATGTGTTGATTTCTTGCTTTAATTTATCAGGGTTATCGTAGCTAGGAATAAGTTCTATATAGTTGCTCTTTATTTTGCCCCAGTTATCTCTAAAGTAGTTCCATCTAAGCCTTATCAACTCTGGAACGTCTGCTAGAGTTAACGGAAAGCCTTCTCTCAGCTTAGTCCAAAGATCTAGCTCAGACAAAGAGTCAATAGAGCTTTCCATATCAATTGCCATTATAGACCCGCTGATCTAACCGCAGCTATGGCGGCGTATGCTGCGTTTTTAACTTTTCTAACCTTATTGGATGCTTTCGCGAAAAGTGACGTCTGTACTCCAGTTAGTCCTAGATCTACAAGATCTAGCTGAAAGCCTGAATAGCTGCTATCAGCATCTCTTAAATTATATGCACGCATGCTTATTGAATAGTTATATAGCATAGGGTTCTTGTAGTCACGAACTAGCGTAAAATTTGTTATGCTTACATCGTACTTATTATTATCTTTATAGTTAATAAAAGATAGCGGATGACCTTGCGCGGGCTTATTGCCAGAAGATACGTTTTTCTTATATTCTAGTAAAAAATTATAAAAATTATGAAAAGCAACGTAGCCAGTCTGATTATTATTTACTCCGCTATCTATGGCCCTATTTTCGTTCTGAAAAACTTCAAATAGCTCATTTCTGGCCTTACTCAAAAGCTCTTGTGTCTTTCTAAAAAAAGAACTAGCTGCACCAAGAATCGGCGTTGCCGCAGAATACTTAGCTCTACCGACTCCAGTATAAAAACCACCTATACCTAGCTGTCTATTTAATTCTTCAGATTGACCCTGGTTTCCACGCTTTCTATACTCAGCAAAATATTTAGGCGTCATACCGGTTGTTCCGGATATTACTATATCGAAATATCTTTGTTCTGAATGCTCCTCGATTGTTCCATACATTGTCGCAACAACGTTAGTCGCAAAATGAGTAGTTATCTGTATGTTTTGAGGTGCTATCGGTAAATTAAAGTGCCTAATTTTTGTTGCATCATCAGATATCTTCCACTCAAATGTATAAGGAAACTGTTTGTACCAGTTCTCTACTGAGCCAACGCTGTATCCTGACGCACTATTGTTAATCATAAAGCTCCATATACTATTATATACTAAAAATAGTTATGAATTCTTGACTTTTAAGATATTTAGGGACGCTATTGCATCAGTGTTATCTTTTATTAGGGCTCTATTTGTTTGTATCTGATAATCTATGGCTTTCTTTTTTGAGAATGATCCGTTGGCCTGATTAAACCTAAGCTTCATTATGCCAAAAAAAATCTTTTCTTCTTTATCTGTTTCAGAGCTTAAGTAATTGATTCTATTAGTAATATCACTATCTATACCAGATAAAAGATAATCTCTTGCAATGTCTGCTGGGCTACCAGGTGCAAAGTCTACAGTGTGATTTGGGTAGCTTACATGAGTTGTTGTGGCTGATAGTATTATGTTTATTTTGCTTAATATATTTTGCCAGAAATTAAGCTGAGTACCAGAAGTGTCACATATGTCTGGAATCAGATCGTTCTCAACTTTGGTTTTCCAGGCTATAAGAGCTGGCCGTATTTTCTCAGTTGCTGTCGTGCCAGTGTCATAGCCCCAGGTTCCGCCATTAGCAGAACATGTTGCAGGTGTGGAAAAAGACGAATTAGAGCACGATGCAACTTCGCCAGATATATCTGGAAAGGCAGATAGCAGATTTAGTGCAGATGTTCGCAGCGCTGGCTCTAAAGATCCGGTATAGTTTCTATCTCTAGCCCAAACACCAGCACCACCTGTTGGTGCTACATAGAGCGGACTTATGCCATCAAAAGTCTTATCTTTAATCTTAGATATAGGAAAGTACGGATTGCAGTCATTGTCTGTTGCACCATTAAAAAATGGATAGTACTCAGTGTTGACAAAGCTGTAAACTTTTGGCCATTTTCCGCTAAAATGACGCCGCTCCTTATACAGACACTCCAGTGTATCCCTAGAGTTTTTTTCATCTGATCTATACATCTCGTCTAGCTTATAGAACTGTTCTTTTGCTTTAAGCAGGTCAGCTTCAGCCTCTTTTAGTTGACCTGAAGATGCTGTTCTTCTAGCTATTTCAGTTTCAATGATATCAAGCTTTGACATGCTAGGTAGCCTTAGTCATAGTTGTTTTAAGAAAAGTGTGGCTGCTTATAACGGGTGCGCCTAAATTACCAGTACCAATTGTTAGTACGATATCGTATACGAGCGAATTTGCGCCGCCAGCTAGCGAGGTTTGACCAGTACTCTTAAAGTCACCTGTTATCTCGGTGCTACCCTGCTGCTTTATATTGCCCTTTATATTCATGTCGCCGCTCTGGCTCCACTTTCCAGTTGTACGTATATCTTTAGCTTCTGCCTGAATAAGGTTTGTTGATTTTATGGTTGTTTTCTTAGTGCTAAGATTCCACTCGTCTGTGCTATTAAACGTCGTAATTTTATTAACTATAGTATAAGACTCTTTATTTTTATCTATAACAAGCGATGTTAGGCCAGATGCTATGATAATTTTACCATTTGGTTTATCTATCTGTATGAATTGCGCTACAGTATTAGAGTTATCTGTTAGAAAAAATGAGCCAGTCTTATCAAATTGATAGAAGCTTGAGCCCACCGCAGTATCGTATTCTGGATCAGGATACTTGCTGCCAGATGGCACTTTATTTAGTTCGGATATGTTAGTTGGAACACCTTTGAATGTCACCCTATACTCACCCGACTTATTTATGACAGTTTCTATACCATTAAATTCGCTTATATAAGATATACTGCCGTCAGCAGCGAGTGTCTCATCTCTTCCAAAGTGCTTTATACAGCCAAGAATAACACCTTCAGACGGTTTTCCGTTTACGCAAGCAACCATGACTGTGTCACCAGGGCTGGACCCGAAGTTTCCGTAGCTAACATTATCGCTACCAGGATCAAAACCTCTGAAGTTGAATTCCTCGTAGTTATATAGTCCGCCAAACTTAGTCAGTCTAACACAAGTTACTGGTCTAAGTCGTCCTCTATCCATGACCTCAACCACATATCTAGTCTCGTTACTTTTAGGCAGATATACAAGCTCGCGCACCATACCGACTTTAATAGAATAGTCTTTTTGAGTGACATTTTCTCCATAGAAGAATAGCGAGCTGTCGTTGATTATGTATTCTCTAGGAGCCTGCATCATCAGAGTCCTCTCTTATTGCATTTATTATGCCAGGTTCGCTGCCTAGTTTTTGTCTATCTGGATCTGTCGATGATGACGAAGCAGACATTCGACTGTTAACTTCGCGCCCAGGCGTGATTAGTTTAGCATCTTGATCTAGTGCACCGCTATTTAATTCGTTTAAACTGACCTTACTATTGTTAACCAGTATTCCTCTCACGAAATTTATGCTGGTGGTAAAAACTCTATAGTCGCCATCATATGATATGTTGTGGCTTATTGACTCCACATGTGCTAGTAGATATACTGCTTTATCACTGTTGCTCTGACCAAGGTTAAAGTTCCTGTTTATGTCTAAAACCTTAGCATTTACCTTTATATTATCTCCAACCTGTATATATTTATCTTGGCCAACTAAGCTAAGTGTACCATTAAGCATATGATGAGTGTTGAAGTACCATTCTTTCATCAGGTATTTATAAGCATTTATAGCAAGCGGGTCAGCAAAGCCATTGTCGTTTATTGGTACGTAGTCTGTGGATAGCTTTACCGATCTCAGGCCATCTCTACTTATGGATTTTTTATCATAGAACTGAGAGTCTAGCTTAAGCGAAGCCGCATAATTTTGTCCGAACATTAAAGAGTTGCCAAGAGTAATTTCTACAAAATTAACCTTATCTCGCCAGTTAGTTCCAAAGCTGCTTAATATAACATCATTGTAATCTATGTCTATGGTTCTAACATTCTTAAATTCAGATGCCACCTCATCTAAGATGTTAGCGACTTTGCGCGTCTCGCCTGCGTCACCTATCTTGAATGCATCTTTTTTCATATTATTTTTATTTATAACAAATGGCTTTACTCTGTTGTAAAGAGTAAGGCTGGCTTTTCCGTTCTTAAATCTAACCTCTGGTATAAGTTCACTAGTAACTCTATTCATGTTGCTAGTAAGCACACTCCACATGGAGTTTTCACCAAATATAGAATCAAATCTTATTATTCCAATAGACGGATCATAACCGCTATAGGTATCTTCGCCAACCAGAGCACCTGTTCCGCTATAGGTATCTAGTATATCTGCAACATTCTGACTAACGAAACCCATGTAGCTTGCTAGCTCCTTAGGAATGCGAAACTGCTGCTGTGCATCACCAAGCAGTCTTCCGTCAGTGGCGTCGTTTGTTTTTAAATATCCGTTGCCAACTTTACCCCATAGCTCTAGCAATACCCTTATATTTCTAGATGCAGTTGGAGCGCTATCACTAGATTTATCGATGGCGCTAGATCGATCTATAGGCGTTGTCGTTTGCTCAAACTCTTTTTGACGAGCTTGAGCACCTGCATCTATTTCAGATTGAGATTGCTTTACCTCAGCACGCAACTGCTCTATTGTTTTTGATTGTAGCTGATCAACTGTTTTATTTTTAATTTCTGTAGGTTTACTTGTGCCTTCGCCGTTTAGCAAATCGCCGATGTCTGAGTATTTTTTAGGTGTTGGCTCTTTCTTAGAAGAATCTTTGGTTACGCCCTGTGTCCAGTTTGTTACTTGCTCTAAGTAAGTGCCGTAGCCAAATCTCTGAGCCATACCCATTGGGGTTGCGTCTGGGTCACGATCTAGCGGATCTACGTACAGCGCATTATCAAATATTGCGCCCCAGTCGGATCCTGTTACGATGTATTGTTTGCTTATAGACCCGTCTGATTGATTTGTATTAACAACGCCTCGTACCGACTCTATTCGTCCAAGCATCTTAAAAGAATTTTCATTAACTTTACTGCCACCATATTTAGCTGAGTCATTGATAGTAGAGTTAGACATTAGTATTATGCACCAGCTGCCAGGAGTTATGGCGCTAGTCCAATTCTTATATGGGGCCAGTCTTATCTCAAAGGAGCCACCGGGACTTGATTTGCTTTTTTGAGTCTGTACTGAAATTAGCGAGGCTGAATTTAATATTATTTCATCTATTTCAAATGGATCACTAGAGACGTAGCTATCTCCAAATCTCTCTCTATAGTTATATATAACAACTATTCCGTGTGGATTTTTAACTTTAACTTTATTTGCCATTCATTAAATCTTTGAAGTATCGATATCTCTCATATTCTTTTATTTCTTCTAGATGGTTTTTAGTAGTATAAGACGTACAGTCTTTAGAATTGTATACTGACCTTGCTATACTATAAACAATAAAAACGTACGCGGTCAAAAATGCTAAAATCATAAAAATTCCTTTCTAGAATTATACTCGTACGTATTGTATCTTTGCATAACTCTATAAAATCTAAGACTTTTCTACTGATCGTCTATTACATATCATTTATGCTACCAGTCTTGTTATTAATTCTAAGATACTCATATTTGCTTGTAGACTGAACTGGTACGTCATATCCCATCTCGTTTAGTTTTTTAGCTGTTGCCATTATTATAGCATCAAAATTTTTGGCGCCATTTTCTAAACCAGTAATGATTGTTCCAGCCTTTCCTGCTTCGAACGCATTTTTGTCTGCTGTCTCTATTTGACCTTTAAGTTTCTTCATAACATCTACTATGTTCTCCATAGCTGTAGCACCCTCTTTTAGACTTTCTGCTACGCTTTCTCCAGCTTTTATCATCGATGCCTCGGTCTGTGCACGATTCTTATCTAGATCTGATTCTATACTCTTTTTCATCCGAGTATATTCATCCTTTTCCTCTGAGGTGAGTCCTTCCATATTTTTTTGTTGACCTAAAAGACTTTTAAGCTCAGGCCCCATTGCCGCCATTGCCTTTTCATTTTCTCTCATGAAGTTTAGTGTAGTTTTAGCGTCGCCCGTTTTTACTACCTCCATAAACTGATTTCTAATATTGCCTTCTAGGTGTCTAGACGCCACGCCCTCCCATGCAAACTCTCGCATCTTATTTACTTGACCCTCTTTAAGCTGACCGCCTTCATCAAAGAACATGCTGCTAATGCCTCTATCAAAGGTAAACTGTTTTAGTTTGTTTAATGCGGTTGCTTTTGCCTCACTGCCTTCTGCTGCATTTTGATAAGCACTAACAAGAGACCACTCTTCCAAGCCCATGCCCGCTAAATTTTCAACCTGAGTAGCGCTATAACCAGAGCCTAGTAACTGTCTTAACTTGTCCGTTTCAATTATATTGCCTAGATTTATATTCCTGTCGCTCATCTTACTTGATGTGTTCATCATAGCAGACTGTGCACCCGTGACTAAAAGATTGGTATCATAACCAGCTGCGCCTAATCCAGCGATTGTTCCCATTATAGACTCTTGCACAGCAGACGTTGCGGCTATACCCTGATTTGTTAATCCGCTACTCATGCTCATGGTTGCACTTACCATCTCGCCTATAAGCTTCGAGTTGTCCATGCCTTTAGCAACTGCGAAAGTCAATATATTCTCGAGATCTTTAGAGCCGCCACCTGCGCCCATAAGTGCAGCAGACATGCCAACATACTCGCCCTTACTCAAGACGCCTTTACTTGCCGCAACACCAGCAGATCTCATCACATCTGTGGCATCAGATGACCGGAAGCTTCCAGCCGCTCTAAATTCCATGGATAACTGCGCCGCCTCAGAGGCAGAAACACCAACATCTGCTAGTTCATTTAGTGTACCCTGCTGTAGCAAAGCCTGCTTAAGACCACGGCCACCAGATCCCAGTCCCTGGGTATTCCTATATAAAGTAACACCCTGATTATAGTAAGCCTGCATTTTATCTACTTCTACAGCGCGCAGCTCTTTCTGCATACCCATGAGTTTATCATAAGCTGTAATCTCTTGCTGTGTAGTTGCTGTACCGTTTACTGCATCTGTTGCCTGTGGTGTACTGGCTGCGCCTGCTATAGCCCCTATAGCAGCAGCACCGGCTATCATTGGTACACCAACTACACTGCCAAATCCTGTGGCCGATAGTCCCAAGCCTACGGCCATCATAGCACTTGCAGCAAGCGCTGCACCGCCTAGTGTATTTTTCACGACAGGGCCTGTAGCTTCTGCTACATTTGCTACGGGCGTTGTTTTGCCTTTTGCATATTCTGATGCTGACAGAGAATCAACCGCACTCATCATGGCACTTAAATCATCGTTGAATATCGCTGCTTTGCTTTTAAAGTAAATATCGTTAGTTCTTGCCATGACGCCAATTTTTGCGTCACTCTTGCGCATCTCGCTGTTAAAAAATTGTTCTTTGTACGCACTGCCCGCTAAGGAAACAGTCTCAGCGACGGCTGTGACGCGCCTACTCATCTTTGTGAACTTGCTTTTAGGACCCAGCAACTCGTCCATCTGTTGTTCGAATGGATCTTTGTCGCCTACTTGGTCTTTTTGAACTGATGCTTTACTTACAGACTTCGTGGCCAAGTCTACTTTTTCTTTAAAATCACCTACAACTTTTGCTGCTCTATCTAGAGCTGCATTTCGCTCTTCTTCTGACTTAAAAGTTTTACCCTTAAGCTTCTCTTCAATCTCTAGTGCCTTGTTGAGCCTATCTGATGTCGTGATTAGTTTTTCTATAGCAGATTCATAATTTTTTGCTGCGGTGGCAGGATCTATACCCTTGGCTTCGCCTCTCCAGCTTGCCTCCTGCTTTGAGCTAGTAAACTCGTCTACTAAACCTCTAGCTTTTTTTTGAATCTTGTCTTCTGATAGGCCAGATAACCTAGCCTCCTTTAGTGTTCTATCTAAAATCGCACCACGTGATTTTAATCTATCTATCTCCGCAGTCGACTGATTTATCTCTGATGCACCGGCACCTCTAGATATTAAATCAGCTAGACCAAGGCGCTTTACACCCATCTCCTCTCTTATCCTAGCCTGCTCAGCAGATATTCCAGACTCAGATCTTAGCATGCCTTCTCTGGTAACACCTCTATATGCTGCAGAGCTTTGTGCAGCATGTGTGACCTCTCTGTCTATGTAACTAGATCCAGCTGTAGTATTAACCGACATAGATATTGATGACGTACTTCGTCTAGCCATCTCTTGAATAAGACGAGCTTGCTCATAAATCGAAACCTTTCTATCCTCATCTGCTTTTTTCGAAGTAATTTTACCCTCTCCGACTTGTAAATCTAAGTCAGTAGAATATTCTGCAAACTGTTCTGCTAAAGTTTTTTGAGTAAGTTTTTGTTTTTCTGTAGCTCTAGCATAAAGATTTCGTATCTTTGGATCACTTATCTTCGTATGGTCTGGAAAATTTACAAGTTTTCCAGATGAATTAACAGGACTGCCTCCTGGTTTACCTGAACCAGAGCCTGCTTGTCCGTTATCGTTGTTGTCTGCCATAAAAAGTTACCCTATAAATCTAAGTTTATGTCATCGCCAAAGTTTTCGCCATACTGCTTTTTGAGCTGCTCTATCATCCAACCTTCATCTTCTGCTTCGCTGTCTGCCTTGTTTGCTTTTTTAGCCTCGGCCTCTTTTCGTTCTTCTTGCTCTATCCAGTCTAGTGTTTCTTGGACTTTTTCATCTACTATTCTATCATTTTCACGCTCAGCTATTAGTTTAACTGCATTTTCGCGCTCTATTTTGTCGAAATATTCATACATTAGTTCATATACATGATATGATTCAAGGATGGGATCTTTAAGCGGTCTGTTATAGGTTTTTGACCACCAACTTCGCAGAAATAGCTCTAGAGACTCCATAGAGTCTGAGTAATTAATAGCCCTATTTGAGGCTATATTTCGTATTGAATCTGTTATGGAGAGGCTGTCTAGCTCTCCATCTGAGAGTTTCCCTGGGAAAGGTCCCCTAGTGATTTTTTCTTAACCTCAGTCGTCCATTCTTCGCTCTTGTCAAGGCACTTAGAGAATATATGGAAGAATATCTCTTCATCTAGAATATCTAGGGTTGCAATAGATTGTTTAAACCAATCAGGTGCGTCTACCACCCTAACCCTAAGATTAGAGACTACACCAGCTATAGCACTAAGATTTTCAGTTGGATTATTTAGATCAGCAGATATAGTTGAGCGCTCTATCTCTATCTTGCGTTTTTCCGCTAGATTTAAAACACATTTAACCGTGAATGTACCCTCGTACTTTTTTCCGGTTGTTTCGCCTACATGACTTATTTCAAATGATTTCTGATTCTTTGGCAGATCCATGCTGTCTCCTTATATTGAGTAAGCATATTATACTTAGACTTAGTAATAAATCTAATATTAAGCGAGTCCAGTTAAATCATTTATTTGTATTATAGGCTTAGTTGCATCTTGCTTTGGAAAAAGTGGGCTGGTTCTTTCATCTACAAAGCCTATAGCCATAAAATCTAACGACAATTGTGCCATTTCACCGGTTCTCACTGACTCTGATCGCTTAGTTATCAGTGCTTTATTGGTTTTAAATATAATATTATCACTCTGAGAATCTACCACCTCAATATCTATGTATCTTTGATGTAAAAAAGATAGCGCATCAGGTTGTATTAGCTTTACTCCTGGGCCGCTTCCAGGTATTCTAAAGCCAGATATACTGCCGTTAACCTGTATACGAGTAGGCGATAGCTCATGCGGCATATAGGAATCTATGGTAAGTATCTCTTCCGCTGAAGTCTGAATGTTCCAGGATATACTTGTGGCAAAGGCCACTATGTCTCCATTTATTCGCAGTATACACCTCGCTCCCGTAAAATATTTAGCTACAGGCTTTAGCGCAAGTATTGACCCAGTGCCCTCAATTAAATTATTAGGCAGATTTATTTTAAGTAGACTATCGTTATCTATCTTGTTATTGCCCATAAATTACTCGAATTGCTGACCTCTACCAGAGAAATCAGCTAAAAAACTATCTTCGTCTGCGTAAAGTGCTGTAAATGAAAAGGTTTGTCTAGCTATAGTGTCTACTGCTATGTTAAAATCAGCCCTAGTTATCCTAGCGCCGCGAATACGAGCGACAGAAGAATCTCCCTGATATATCTTTATCTCAAAGCCTATAGCCTGATCTAGCTTGCCTGGATTGAGTGACTCATTTGTTCTAGCATCAGTTGCATAAGCTAAAGGGTTTCGCCATGCCTCATTAAAGCTCTTCCAATTACCTATACCGTTACCTACTTCTTTTTGCGCTACGTTTCGCACACCATTAGTATCTATATCTGCTATATATCTTACTACACTGAATTGGCCAGTGACCATATAACCTAGTGGCTCAACTGATGTTGGTTCATACATACCTAATACAGTTGGGGTTGCGTGATTTACTGATACTGAGTATGATAAATCAGTAGCATAAGCAAGTGTCTTATTGTTTACTACAATCTTGGCTTTTGCACCAGATAAAAAAAATGCGCCTTGACGTGCCACTATGATTTCCCTAGATCCCGATATCCAGTGCCAGATACAGAAATGCTTTCGTCGTTATCTGCAAATATCGCGTTAAAGTCAAAGTTATCAATCATGAGCCCTTTTTTAGTCAAAGATCCACTTTTTGATACTATCTTGCAATCTCTTATTTTTAAGATAGACTCTGTTTCATTTTTTGAATATTTTGAGAATATTTCTAGATCAAATGTAAGTGACTTAAGTATAGATCCAGGATCAAGATGCCTACCTATATTGCCAGCCTGCTTATCTTTCCACTGGTTTATAGAGTTACCAGATGAATTTGTACCAGGAACAACTTTGCCACCTGTGCTAGTTTTTGCCGTTAGTGGAGTACTTGAATCGTTATCGTCATCTACAAGACTAGTGATGATAATATCTGCAGATGCAGCATCTTTTGTATAGCGTACTACACTAAAAGAACCAGAAACAGCATACGACATTGGTTCATAGGCTGCAACCTCTAGCATCCCCATTGCTCTAACAGGTGAAAAATTTACTCTGATCTCGTAGGATACATCACTGGCAAACGCCAAAGTAAGGCTTCCAACCTTTATTTTGGCGTTTGCACCTGTTATAAATGAAGGTACTACGCTTGCCATATATGTTTATCTTTATATAGGTTACTCAAGATCTTTATCACTATTAGATACGCCAACTGCAGTATCGTCATCGTGATCAATAAGCACTGCACTAAATGCAAACTGATCAACTATAAGACCGCGCTTGGTCACGTTACCAGTTTTTCTTGTTAGTCTGCAGTCTCGAATTTTAATTATAGACTCTACATTAGTACTTGCTTCATTGCCATTTGCGGCAGCTACCGGCGTCTTATCACCTTGTATTCTAGAGAATATCTCAAGATCAAACGTTTTAGATGCTAGAAGATTAGCTGGGTTAAAGTGGTCGCCAATATTACCAGACGTAGTATCTACCCAGTTGTTTATTGAATTTCCATTATCTTTAGTACCATCTGTCGAGCCGCCAGCACCAGGCGTACCTGAGGCAGCTTTAGTGTAGCGAATTACGCTTAGTGTTCCGCTTACATAATATGAAATAGGCTCGTTTGTTACTACCTCATAGCGACCTATTGTTTCAACTGGAATTGTTGCGACATCAACTGAATAGCTTACGTCTTGTGCATAAGCCATTGTCATATTGTTGATCTTGATTTTAGCATTTGCGCCAGTGATAAAAGAAGGGATCTTGCCCGCCATAAAAACTCCTGTGGTTCGGTTCCACTTACCTTGAATTTATATTTACTTATGTAAACTTATAGTATTATATCACCTTAATGCCTAAGCAAAAACAAAGGCCCACTTTCAGTGGGCCTAGTAGCATATCTATAAACATAGAGTTTGCGGATTTTTATTTAAGAATGCTCCACTGACCATTTGGAAAAGAAACAAGCATCTCTTCACTCTTTTTAAGGCCCATATCTTTCTTAGCAGAGTCTTTATCTTTTGCCTCGCCATGCTTCTTTTCATTGTGGCGATCGAGTGCTTCGGCTATTAGCTCTTTATCTTCTTTTTCATCAGGGTGTTCGGCTTTTTTCATCTTCTTTGCCCTTAAAGCTGCAAGATCATCGGCCTCTATGTCACCATCTTTGTCCATGTCTAAGTTCTTTTGCTTGCCAACTAATTTCTTGTCTTCTGCCTTACTAAGACCGCCAGATCTATTTAGCGAACTGGCATGCTCTTTAATTTGAGAAGTTATCTTGCTATTGATCTTATCGCGGTGCATCTCTGGAACACCAGAATGATTATCTTCTCCATACTTTGGATCGTGATGTATCGTCCCTATTTTTTTGCCGCCTTGATGGAGGTCGTACTTATGTTCAACAAGTCCTGTTGGGCCCTTGACACTTCCAGCATATTTCACCGAAGGCTCGTCCTCTGCCTTTCCAAAGCCAATCTGAGATGCTATAGATGGCTTGCCAGTCGTGTTCACACTACCTGGAACAGTGGTTGAACTAGACATGATCTTGTTTAGATCATGTGATTTTTTCAGACTCTTCTTTTTTTGTCGAAGAGCTGCAAGATCATCGGCCTCTATGTCGCCATCTTTGTCCATGTCAAGCTCTGATTGTCGACCTTTAAGTGGTTTCTTGTCTTCAGACTTAGCCGTATTAACCATCGATCTGACTGTAGAGAGATCTTGACCGGCGATACCACCGTCCACTGCATCCATAGACATCTTAGTGAGATGCTTCCTTGCACTCTTTAACTTTTTTTCAAGCTCTAGTAGTTTTTTCATTTCTGTCTCTTTGATAGGTAGATAATATTAAGCCTCTGCTCTTGTGATTGTGATGTCGTTGAGTATGAAATCGATTCCCTCAACTAAAACAGCAGTTAAGCTTATATTTATAGTGTTACCAGTCAACTTGACAGACAATTCTTTGTAGCCATTAGGTGCAGAAGGCGTAGAGACAGTAATTCCTTGAGCTATATATGTACTCAGCAGTGACGCTGCTACCGATCTAATCTCTGTTATTGAAGTTGTATTCTTCTTGCCAACAAAGATATTTTCCAGCTGATTTCTAAAATCAAAACTCAGAACGTCTGCAGCATATATTACGTTGCCGCGATTAAGTACCCAGTTTCCGTCTTTTTGATATGTAGTGTTGTCTAGTAGACATCTGATGCCGCCAGACTGTGGCTGCTCAAAGAATGTTATGCCGTTCTGAATAGCCTGCTCATAGTGAACATTAGGATTAAAGTCAATGCTGATATCTTCTTCTGGCGTTGACATAGACTGTGAAGTATGACGTATGCCAGTTAAGTTAAAAAACTTAAATGTTAGCGGAGTTCCGATAGGAGAACCAGATCGTGCTCCTGCTAGCATACAGGCCTGAGCCCATGGCTGAAACCACTTAATGTTACCCTGTGAGTCAATGTTTCGTGTGTCCTGAATGCTAAGCTGAATTCTAGGATCAGCAAGAAGCGCAGCTCTATCTCGGCAAGCAAGAAAGCTATTTTTATAAGATAGGTAAGCCTGTCTTTCGCTTCTGTTTTTAGTAGTACTCATAAAATTACAGTGAGTTTTTACTGCCTGATGAATACCTAGGATAGTGTAGGAAGATCCTACTTCAGTTACGTTATCTGGAACGTCTGCCGATACTGTATCTGATCCGACCAATGCGTCTCTAGAGAATAAAGGTACAACGGCGTTAACACGAATTTCTTCAAATGCTGCCAGAGCTTCAACTATATCTGCAGAAGTAGTAGCGCCAAGAGTTCCTCCAGCTAGAGCTGTTTCAGTCATCGCATCCATCAGGCCTTTAGGCGTCTGATCAACGATCTCAGCAATACTAGACTCTTTAAACATCTGAGCAACTTCTGCTGTGTCTTTCTTGATTCTTGCTGGCTTAACTGTTTCTGCATCACTAGATTTTGCACCGACAACTACTTGATCTAGTACGCTAGGTGCCAGAGAATTATACAGTGTGCTTGATAGCGAAGCGCTCCAGCCAGCGTTAATATTTATAGCATTCAAAAGCTGAATCATTGTAGGGTATGCAGATTTATCTAGCACAACTGTAGAATTAGCGGTTAGTACTACTTGAGTAGCTGTAACTTGTACAGTTGCAGTGGCGCTTGGCCCGCTATATCCAACCTCAAGTACAATATTTCCACCAACTGTCTCCTGCTCTTGGATAAGATCACGAGTCTGCTTTAGTGTTACAATCATTGCTGGTTCTACTGCAGATACTGTAACGCCTTCGGCAATACTCATTGCCGCAAGAGGTTGTCCAGCTCCGTCTTTTAGCTCCAGTGCCTTGCCAAAACCGTTCCTAGAAGCAAGTGCATCAGCATCAAGCTCTATGGAAAGTGTAGATTCGCCATCTGCACCGCCAACGGCAAAAGATACGCCAGCCACAGTCCAGCTAGCAACGTCTGCAGCAAGTGCTGCATTATCTGCATATCCACCAGCTACAGAGACAGTAGACTTAACTCCGTTTACAAAAATATCAAAAGATCCAGCAGCAACAGCTGTCTCATCAAACTCAGAAGATGATTCAGTTGCAGGAGCAGCCTCGCTGATTTCTACTGCAGAAGCAGTGATAGTGTTTCCGCCAACGCCCCATTCAAGTGACCGCAGTGTTCCGAATGAATTAGCCAATGACAATGATGCTCTAGTAGAGTCGTTTGTCTTATATATGTAGACTGCTTGTGCACCACTAGGTATAGCACCATCTGATGCAGGAGAAAACAGAAAGTTCATGGCATCAACGATTGGCCCAGAGCCGTATTTTTGCCTAACTTCTGCCACCTGATTAGGTAGGAAGAAATTTCTAGAGATGTCGGCCTCTTGACTTCCAGGCTTACCTCTAGTAGACTCGCCAAATATGGCTACTAAACCAGCAGCACCAAGCGGAAAATTTCCGCCAAGATCTATTGACAACCTTGAATAAGCACCTGGCCTATAAATCGTTGCTCCGTTAAAAGATACATTAATCGCCATACTATCTCCTAATTACATCATTAGTTGTTATGTTTATTATAACATGCACATTTAGTTAAAATTTTATACCATATAGTCGCAGGGCCCTATCAAACTCATCCATGGTAGCCTCTAGTTTGAGGCCTCTGGCTTTAAAGTCAGCCATAATAACCTCTTTCTTATGTATAACTGGAATAACCTGCTTTCTTTGATGAAACCACGAATCAAAGTGCAAAACTGCATGCTTTGGCTGCACGCCAGAGGCCTCGCGTCGCTCTTGCTCCATTTTCTTTATCTCATTCATGATATTTTCGCTCATTGGTCACTCCGATATTGACTAATATTTATACTATCATCTATATTTGTGCTGCTGGATACATCTATATCTAGCTCTAGATCATGATCAGAATACGGGTCACCATCTAGGTAATTTTGTACAGTGCATCTAAATCTAATCCATCTAGACCACACATTATCAGCCATATACTTGCTCTCTTTATTGTACTCAGAGGCTCTAAACGTATATAATTGCAGTCCTAGTCCATGACCAGCTGGTTTCTCTTTATAGAGAATGTAGCTAAGGATATAGTACATCCACAAAACATGATCCTTTGATTTATCTGCATGTATGCCTATATCTAGCGATACAGTGCTTACTCCAGTCAATATCTCAGCATCGTCACCGGCACCAAAATAATCAGCAATAGCTGCCTTACTCTCGTCCTCGTTCTCGTCAGCTAGATGTATAGTGAAAGATGGCACCTTAGTTGGGTCAAAAGACCATGCCTGTAAAACTGGTATTTTTGTTGTAGTAAACCAGTTATAGATCTTATCTATATGTGCTTGACCATATGAGGCTTTCATTTCATTTCGTAAAAATTGTGCAAATATACAGTCAAAAGCTGATCGATTATTTCTAAGATTAGAAATACCAATCTGCACCAATCTTTGAAGCGCAACCTCAGACATAACAAATGCCACTATACACCTCCGTAAGAGGCAATTATTTGCCGAATAGCACCGTCTATTCTATCCTGCAGCTCTGCGTTAATTCTATAGAGCTCTTCAGTCATGTCTGCATTTTTACCAGGTCGCACCCATTTATCACTAGCACTTTGTTTATCGCTTGCGATTCTAAACTCTGTAGCAACAGATTCGCTATTGTTGAATCTACTCTCGCTTATTTTAGCTTGACCAGTCTGCATATCTGCAATTGATGCCATAGGATCTTTTACAGGTCCGCGTCTTTCTCTAAGTCTTTCATTCTTTTGCTCTTTTAATGCTTCTCGTTGCTTATTTATCTGCAGTATAGCGCTTTCTATTGTCTTTGGTAGGGAACTTTCGCTAATTTTTTTTCTCATGGGTATTTTCTTATATCTAGATCCGTCTTTTGCAACCTTAGCATTAGTTAGCAATTTAGGCAGCATTGGAAACGGCGGCTCTGAAAAATCAGTTTTACCAGAAGACGTCGTTATCTTAAAAAGAGTGCCGCTTCTTACTGACATAATTTGCTGTATGAATTCATGTGAGTTACTCATATCACTGGATACAGCATTCTCTAGCGCGTCAGCTATTATATCTATGACAGCGGTTCTTATGGAGTCTGAGGCGCTATCACAGATCTCGTCGGCCTCATAAAAAGATAGACCGCTAACTACCAGTCTATTTCTTAGGCTCTCAAGCTCGTGTTCAGCATCTAGCATTTATTACTCTTTTTTACTATTTTAGCTTTCATGTCATACAGGAAATTAGACTTCTCTAGATCTGTCCACTCTTTATCGAAAGTTATAGACACATGGCCATGACCATCTATATCTATCCTTGGCTTAGGCAGATACATATACTGATTTTCGTATACTTTCTTGGGATCCACCTTCTTGGACTGAACAACGTCTACAGTAGACGGTTTCTTACCTAGCTCTGCAACCTTCTCCTGAAGATCCATAAGCTTGCTCTCAAGAGCTTCGATCTCTTTTCCAGCGTCCTCATTAAGTTTATTATGCTTGTCTACTATGGTTAGTAGTGAATTCTCTAGCTTATCAAACAGCGACATTATCTTGCTTTCAACCTGCTGAAGATCTACGGCAACGCCGTTGCGTATCTCTTTTCTTATATTTTCAACTTCACTATATATATTAGCTAGGTTATGCTTGCGATAGTTGTCTGCAAGCTGTTCTAGTCCGCCATGTATTGCGTCATCTGGCAGTCTATCATCTTCTAGTAATTCAAATATCTTCTCGTCTTCGTCTGAATACCACTCAAACACAGACATGACATCTGCACAAAGCTGCGGCAGTGATTTGTTGGTAAACTGATGTATGACTTTATGCCCATCGCTTATGCGACCAGAATATACATCATTCATGTGCTTTCTTAGGCTTATTGTATACGAGTCTATTTTTATGTCGCGAAAGTCCTCTTGCTCCATATCTTTGACAGCCTGGCTAAGCATCCTAAAGCAGCCGTTGCCAACTAGCCGCAGCGCTTCGCCGTGACTAACTTCAAAAGTAGCAGTTCGCTGATCTTCGCCACGCAATATGTTTTTACTTAGCTTTTCAGAAACAACTAGATCTTGAAGCCTGTTTGATTTCTTAAGAGAAGAGCGAGCATACATCTCTAGACCAACTCTAGAGCAGTCGCGCAGATCCCAGTCTAACAGACTATGAAGTGGAGCGAACTGCAGATCTTTTAGCTCTTTGGTGTCTTTTGGTTCGCCATCAAATGAGTTCACTAAAAATACTTTAGCATCGTTGCCGTTTATTTTTGCGTGACCTATTTCGCTAAGATCGTCTGCACCTAGTCCTGTTTCTTCTTTAAGTTCTCTTTTGGCTGCCTGGATAAAATCTTCACCGGGATCAACATGGCCGCCTGGTGTCTGCCACTTACCATCATCTCCCATGCCAACCAAAATATTGCCGCTATCGTCGGTAACAACAAGTCCAACCCCCTGTCCTTTATAATATTGCTCAAATGATTTCTTTAATTTCTTTTTAGATTTGCGATCTACTTTTTTACCCTTGCTGTGACTGTCGCGATGATGCTCAGTCCAGCTTCCGCCTCTGTTGTTATTCTTGCTTTCTGGCGCATCTTTGCTAGAAGAATACTTAGCTGCTATACTTTTAGGCGGACAGCCTCTGGCTTGTGTACATTCGCCTTTACCATGAAGTATAGCCATCATGAATCTATATTGTTTTTTACTAGCTGCTTGAGGCATAATACTCCAAATATCTCTTGCCCTTAGATTATATCTTAAATATAAGCCTAGAGCTCTTTTCCATCAGGCTTAAATAAGAAATCACGTTTAACCATAACATGCTGAGGCAGTCTTTTTGCGACTTTTTGCCCGTTGACCATCTGCTGTGTGGCTCTTATCTCATGCATGTTCTGCAATACATTATACACAGGGTTCGTCGAGTATGTTATTGACAGAACCTCGCCCATATCCTCTATAGGATCATAGGCTGGAGCCCTACCAGAAATCCATACCATGTTGCCATCAACTATATTAAAATCAACGCCTTGCACATACTTCTTCAATACTCCGCCTACGGCAGACGATACATCGAATGCTTTTATTATCGGATACTTTACACTGGTAACACCGGTGCTTCCGTCATATTGCCTAAGATCATTAAGTCGTATTTGAAAATCAGGACAGAACAGCTTATCAAATATATTAAAGTCTGCCTGGCTACCATCTGGATACTGCGTTGGAAACGTTATCACAGCCGTGCCTATCTCCCAGACACCCTGAACTTCAAATAGTTTCTCTAGTGAGTTGTTTGTGAACACTCCGAATATCTCTTTTTCCTGTATGTATATGATTTGACTATTGTCGCATAGCGGACAATCTGGATCATGGTTGTTGTCGTCGAGGCTTCGCATGTTAGGACAAGGAGCAGCCATCTTGTGTATGAATCGTATGCCGCGGTTTTGTACTATCTGATCCCAGGACTCGCCTCTTATACTTATATCTGGTATAAAATCTGGCATCATTGCTGGATATGACTTGACAGTTTTTGGATAGGGCTGGTTTGGTTTATCTAGTGGTGACATGTAGCATCCTGTTTATATCTTTATTTTATCACAAAATAAAGCCTGTTATCTACAAACCTAATCAGATATGGCAAATTTTATGCGAAGTATCTTCTCTTCGCGAGGCGAGAGTGTTTTGATTAAGATCTTGATATTTCTAGCAATGTCATCAGTGTTGACCTGCTCTATTGGGCACTCAATGTCATTTTCACATATTTTTTCAAGCAGAGATCTGTCGTCGCCCATGAATCCTTTGTCGTCGAGTGACAGCGGTATTTTTGCTATGCGCAGCGACTCTTTTAGCTTATCTTCGCCTACCTGCATAATTTTAGCTAGTTGACCTAGAGAAGGCTCTCTGCCATGAATCTGAACATGCTCTCTTATAGTATGGAATATTTTGTTTATGGTTTCGACGAGATGAACTGGCAGTCGTATAGTTCTGCCTGTGTCTGCTATAGATCTTGTTATCGCCTGACGTATCCACCAGGTGGCATAGGTGCTAAACCTGTGGCCTCGCTTATATTCAAACTTCTCTACGGCCTTTATCAGACCGAGGTTTCCTTCCTGTATGAGATCCAGCAGATCTATGCCGCTATAGGTATATTTTTTAGCTATAGAGACCACTAGCCGCAGATTTGACTCTACTAGCATCTGCTGAGCAGCGGCGTCGCCTTCGAAAGCTAGCTTAGCTAGTCTAGCCTCTTCTTTTACACTCAGCATCGGTATCGCGCCCATCTGCTGCAAGTATGTTTTAACGCTGTTGTTCATGCTATGATTATACCGTAGTCTAGTATAATATTATCGCACGCTTACCTGATGCGCGAAGCGGTTAGGGGCCCCCTACTAGTTAGGTTACAACAACTTAGATGACCTAAAAATAAGGCCACATCATGAACAAATGCAGATCTAGCAGACACAGCAACAACCATAACAACAACCACAACGACGGCTATAACGACGACCTAGTATGCTTCGATTGCATATTTGACGACATCATGATTCGCGGTAGCCTGATGCGAGTCTTGGCCAAGCTTGCTGTATGGCGGCACCTATGACTACCTATGAGCTCCTGCGAGTACTGCTGGCGGCTGCACAACTGGTCGCCACGCTGGCTGCGCCCTGGGTTGTCATCTATCTAGACAGGCTGCGCAACGATGAGCGATAATCAGCACATATATTCGGCCGAAGATCTCAGAGCAATCTGTCCGATGCTTCGCATCATGCATTCGCTCGAACTCATCGGCCTCTGCAGAGTGCGCACATCTGGCTATCTAGATTGGGGCAGCGAAGGCTATATAATAAATATCTATGACAGATTTCGAGGCAAGAAAGATGATGTGGACGACGCTGGGTCATCTGTTCAGTGACGAAGATGGCGTCGACATCTGGCTGTTCTCTACGCAAGATATGATAGAGGCAAACACTATGCCAGATGGCACCGGCTGCTATCATGGCGTAGTAAAAGGCGTTGAGCCATGAGATGGCAAGAGCTGGCAGCTGGTGAAGACATGAGAATAGTGAGAGATCTGTTTCTCGTGGTGCAGCGGCTGGATCTGATTGATCGGACGACGTCGTTTCAGGAGTTTGTAGAATGGATGGGAGCGCTGAGCTGGTATGCGGAAATATATAGGCCTAAATGATTTTGAGTGTATGATGCTGCTGCTTGAGACGATAAGAAGCCTGGATCTTATGTGCGGCATAGATTTCATGGTGGTCTGGGAGAAGAAGCCACGGTTGACGATAAATAGGCTTGGTAATTTTGAGTTCGCAAACCCTCAGGAAGTCTATGGAGCAGCGCTTAGTTTCTGGGACGAGGCTGGCTGCTGTGTTGGTAGTCGCAGGTTTACACTGATGGAGCGCTTTGATGATGACTATTGACGAAGAGTTTCACATAGAGCTGAATATGTGGTTTACGCTGATGAGGCTGGGATTTGTTGAGCTATGAGGCGCGCTGATCTAGAGCATCTGTTGTATGTGCTTCAGTTTATGGACAAGATAGGCATAGTTAAGTACGAGATGAGCCAGTGTGATAGCTGGAGAGGCCACGGATATTTTTGGCCACGCCATTAAAAATCAGTAAAAAATAATTATATAAAAATTGGGGTACCGGTACCCTGTGGGTTTGCCTATTAGGGCTAGAAGGCCAGTGGGCCCTATTTTAGAAAAGCTGCTCCGCCAGAGTTCGCGGGGTACCAGGACCAACTGACTCGAAAGTAAGGTTATAAGCGGTTGAAGTTACCGGGCCCTGTTATAGCCGACTGCCCTAGATTTCAACTGACTCGATAAGATAGCATGACGACGAATGAATGAATCTGTTTATAACTGACTCTATATAATAACATGATCGATAATAACTTCGATCATTAACTGGGGGTTATCATGAATCAAAGACAAGCAACTGTATCTGCTATCATCGCTCAGCTGTCTTCTCGCGGCGTCGACTATGTGTTCAACGAGAGTGAGCCTGTTAGTGAGCTCCTTACTAGTGACGACAAGAGCAAGATCGTAGACACGCTCTGTCAGGGTTTCCTAGAAGGCCAGATCGATATGAGCGCTGAAGGCAAAGCCAAGTACTTCTCGATGCCTGCTGAGCTTCGTAAGTATACGGTTGGACTGCTAAACAACTGGATTCGTAAAGCTCCTGAGTTCAACGGCGGAACTGGCTATGTAGCCAAGAACCCTGGATCTAGGAAGGGTAGCGGCGACGACACGGTCAAAGCTCTGCGAGCCTTACTCTCCGTGACTACTGATGCTGCAATGAAAGCAGAGATTCAGCGAGAGATCGATAACAGGCTCAGTGAGCTGAAGCCTAAAGTAGAGATTGATATCTTCGCCTTACCTGAGCATCTTCGCCATCTAGTAAGCTAACTGTGAGCTGGGACTTCGGTCCCAGCCTCTTATAAAACCTAGCGACAACTGACTCTAGGTTCTATAAGAGATCAACAACCGGAGGTACGTATGAGGCAGCTTATGGCAATGCTTGAAACTCTAGAAGCTAAATTAGTAGTATACAGTCAAAACTGGGGTCCAGACTGTGACGAAGTCAGAATGATAGAGTCGCAGATCGCTGAGATCAACCAGATCATACTCGACCTTATGGTCGCAGAATAAGCCAGCCAACAACCTGCTAGTATGCCGGGCACGATGCCCGGCTTCTTTTGACACTGCTACGCCAGCAGACTCTAACTGACTCGATACATAGACATGAGAGACAAATGACTGCTAGAGACCATAACTGACTCGATATATAAACATCCAGCAATAGTGCTGGAGTTAACTGGGGGTTATCATGAATCAAAGACAAGCAACTGTATCTGCTATCATCAGTGTTCTTTCTGAAAGAGGCGTCTGCTATGAGTTTAACGGCGAAACTCCTGTGAGTGAGCTGTTGACCGGTGATGACAAGAGTAAAGTGGTAGACATGATCTGCCAGGGTTTTCTAGAGGGTATCATTGATATGAGTCAGGAAGGCAAAGTCAAGTACTTTGCCCTTCCAAACGAGCT